AAATACAAATCACATACCATAGCCCAGAAGTCAATACGATACTGCACAGCATTGCCTAGTATCAAATAAGGCTTGCCAGATTTTTCAATGGCTTCAAATATTTTAGGAACTACAGGGTCAACAAAATTGTGACAGATAATAAAGTCTGGGTTCTTGTCAATGATGTCTTGAGAGATATTGTCTTCGTGCATCCATGTGGGGTTAATGATCATTACCCTGTTGACGTTTAGCTGTTCTCTTGCTTTGTTTTCTAATATCGAACGTATTAGTTGTTCAACCCTACCGGCTTTCCATGCATAAGGAAACCCGTTGGTGTGCTTAATTATTTCCATTAATATTTGATTTCGGAGTTCTTTCGTGACGAAACCCACATATGTGGGTTCCAGTAGTGTTATTACTATGTGTCATAGTAACAGTATAGACAACTTAGCTTCGTTTTGCAAGAGCCCGTTTAGCCATACCGTCAACTGTTTTAGAAGGATCGCCTGCAGGAGCATCTGCTGCACCCAATGGGTCACTTGGATCTTCGTCTCCGCCAATGATCGAATCGGCTGGTTGCAAGTAAATGTACTTCTTACCAGTTTTAGGATCATCTTCGGGCTTGCCTTTGACCAACTTCTTTACAGTTTCGTTATCGTTCATGGCATTAACTAACAATGTGTAGTTGAATGCCTCGTTGCCCGGGATAGAAGCAACACGGTCGATAACGGCATTGATCGATACGCGAGGAGTCACTGCGTTACTAACCGCGGCCTCGTCACGTAATCCATATAGGACCGTAATTAAGGCCTCGTCGCCGCGAGTATCTGCTTCGTCTTCGATGGGGTCAAGCCCCAAATCATCTTCAAATATAATATCGCGGATACGCATATTAACGACGACTTCTACCTAATTCAGGAGTTGCAGTGTCTTCAATGTCGCCGCCTACAGCAGCAGGCTCAGCATCAAATGTATCCATATCTGTGTCTAAGTCGCTAGTGCCCATTCCCATGTCTGCGCTACCGCCCATGCCGCCAGTAGGGTCACTACCCATACCGCCCATGCCCATTGGAGTACCAACGTCTTCTCCGGCTAGTGCACGAACAGCAGTATCACTGCCTTCACGTGCTGTGCTCAATGCTGAATACAATTCAGTTAACATTGGGCTAACAGAAGCCTTGAATTGTTCTGCTTGTTCGCCACCGATTTGGTCACGGATAGTGTCAATCAATGCAGGAACTTGTTCGTTTTGGATCTTGCTGATCTTTTCTAGCATGTCTTGTACACTGTCAACAATGTCTTTGGCAGCTAATACAGCTTCACTACGACCCATTTCGCTTTCTAGCAAACCTTGTTCGCTATTGAGCCACTTGCCTAGGCCTTCTTTAACCAACATTAACTCAATGTAACGTGGATTCTTTTCAGCGGTGTGAGCGCCGAAGCTTTTTCTAATAGAGTTCATGCTCTCTGAAAGAGCTTTGTTTAAACGTTGAGCTTTAGCATAGCTCATGTTATCGTAATCCACTGTAAACCCAAAGCGGCTTTCCATTACTTTGTTGATTTTCTGTGGTGTTACTGCTGTGTGCATTTCTGATAGTCGCATAGTTGTTATTCCCAAACTTTATTATATTTAGCCTGCTTGTGCAAATTTGATATTTTGTTTCGAGCATTTTCCAGTCTCGATTGTGCAATTTCTAACCGAGATTGCCTAATATCAGCAAGATCATAGTCGTTTATCTTAATTGCACCTGTTACTGCACGGCGTAGGCTCAGTACATCTGTATAGTTTTTATTTATTTCTGTGTCCCACATCAATATTTGGTCCGCTGAACGATAAAAACTTTTAGAAGTATAGATTGTAAACAGTACTGCACTTACTTTGTTCTCGAATCTATGGATGAGTTCGTTGTGTGCATTATATACTTCACAAGTCTTGTTCTGCAACACTTGTAAACGGAAACGCCCAATCTTGTAGCCATTTTTAGTGGCTACAATAATAGGTGTGTCTTTTTCTGTTCGTATTCTAACAATCTCTTTGTTAGTCCAGTCTTTGATGTAACTGGCAGCATAGTCGATTGTTTCTAGGATTTCCCTAGGAGTTTCTTCAACGTATTTTTTTCTGATAGATGATTTGGCCATTTTCATTGAGACGTAGCAATACGTCCTGCACTGTTAATTGATTTGCAATGACTTGCTCTCTTTCACTGAGAGACTTTTTGTAGATCTTAGGTTCTTGAGTAAACCTACCCAATAGATCCGCTTGTTCGTTTGTTAACGGTAGGGTAATGTTATTGATTAGTTCAACTACTTTCATTTTAGATGTACTATTAATGTAATTATTGCACCAACCAATGCACCAAATATAGTGGTTCCAATGGCAATGATTGTTTTGTTAGACTCGTTGGGCGCCGAAGCAATTGCTTGTTTTACCTCGCTAATTAGCGTTTCAATTTTTCCCATACGAGTATCTAAACTCTCCAGACGTTCGTCTAGATTTTTATAACGCTCTGCACATAACTCTACGTGTGCTTCAAGGCTTTTCTTTTCAATATCTGTGGATGCCATTTTGGTCCGGTCTCTCTTATTTTTATGTCACTCAGTGACTCATTTTTTATTTATTCAGCCCGGATCTGTTTAAAGTATATGTTTTTAATTGCACCATGAGGATAGAAGATAGGCAACATAAAACGTGCTGTCTCTGCTAGTCCAACTATAATAGGCACTTGCTCAAAATCTTTAATCAGACCACCTAGCTTTTTACCAGGAAGATCGTAAACCTCTGACTGGTCCACTGTCCAAGTCCATGTCCACACCGCTTGTTCGTTGGTATATAAATCACCAAACTCAAGAAGACTTAAATCAAACGTCACCTTAACAGGCGAAGTAATATTTTGTGGTTGGGATCTTAGTCCCATGCACTGTAAAACAGTTTCCCAATTTCGTTGTTGGTTACGCTCAATGCTGTCCGGATCGTTACTGCGAGTAACACCAGTGGCAGTGATGTCCACTAATGTAATTCCTTGAAATAATTGTAATCCGGTATTGCTCATACAGTATTTAGCGGCCACAAAAAAAGCGCCTAATAAGACGCTCTTTTTGATATTAGTGTTAACTAATGATTAGGCTAGTTTGAAGCCACTGTTTGTAACAGTAACGCCGCCGCCCATCCATACGTTTGCGCCAACACCGATGTTGCCAGCGATAGCACGTAAACGTGTTTGGATACCTGTTGCGTCAGTTCCAGTTGCTTCAACTAAAACGCTCAATTGACCGCCAGTTGCTTCAACTTGGTACATAACAACAGTACTGTCGATAGCGATTTGACGCAAGATGGTTTCAACTGCACCACCTGTAGCCATTTCACCAGCGCCAAAGTTTTGGCTGTTGCCTAATAAAATTTTCAATGCTGTAGGAACTTTTGTAAGACCTGTAGCAATAACGATGCCAGTGCTAGAAGCTGGACTTGTTAGACCTGCGTCTACGTTTAGAACTGGTAATGCATCACCTGCATAACGTGTTTGGATAGCCATTTTTAATTCTCCTTAAATGTGTGCGCTTTCACGCATACATTTATTTATGAAGATTGTAAAAAAGCGGCCGTTAAGATGGATTTTTGTTGAAATGTGTGCCGCCGAAACCGGTTGCATCACGTATAACTAGCTTGGATAATCCAGTAGAAGTTGGGAATACAAACCCTTCTCCGCCGGCTTTACCGTCAATTGTTTGCCCAAAGCCCTGCACTTGTGCATTTAATTGTTGTACTAGGTTTACTTTTAGTGCATAAATTGCGTTCCAAATAGCAATCAATGCTTCGTATCCTGCCATATGCTGTGGGATATAGCCAGTTTCGCCGTCACCAATTAGCTTCTTGTGTTGTGCAGGATAATGTGTTAGATACTGAGCAACGCTGTCAATGGGCTCGCCATTGATTTGCTGTCCTGTGATCTTTTTGTTAAAGAATGTTTTTAACGTGCCCATAGCAGATTTAGTACCAACTCCGGTTCTAAACTCGTCTGCTAGACTACCGTACGAACTGATAGCAGCATAGGCCGCATTCAACAAGTTAGTGGGTTCGTTTAATACAAAAGAGTTTCCGGCAGTGGGACTAATAATAGCCACGTTGCTGTTATTGGTTAAACCTGTAACCCCGTCCCACGGGCGATCATTGTATTTGTGCACAACCATGATGCCACTCTTGCCACGTACCAATTTGCCCATTGGGCTATTCTCTGGGATAGAGTAAGTTACTGTGGTTGGTTTAAAAACAAAATTTCCGTTGACCAATGGTAACTTTCCAGTGTGCATTAGGTCGCCCATGAATACACCCGGTGTTTCGCCCACCGATTCTTTAAGACCCTGCCAAATC